GTCACCGACAGCTCCAACATAAGTCAATTCAAATTCTCCAGTTGTAAGCTGAGTAACAGTTACCCCTGCAGTATCAACTACAGTGTTTAGTACATTATTGAAGTTTTGGCACTCTTCAAAGTCTGCAGCTATCGGTCCCTCATAAGAAAGGAAGTTGACAGAATCGTATTGCTGCCTTTCAATATCATGTCCAATCAGGTCGATTCCACCCATCACACCATCTATAAGAAAGTCGCCACTGAACAGGTCTTGGTTGACCGCACAGAACATACCAGTAGATGCAGTGTCCGCATTCACTAGAGTTTCAACAAAAAGATTGTTTCCTAACTGATCTATGAAATCAGGGATCAAGCAGGCTGTGTATTGTGCAAATACGTTGACCTCAGATTCATTGAAGAACTCCTCAAGGTAGGTGTCAGTTGTGTCAGCTGCACTCCTTTTTCTCTTGATTCCCCTGTTCTTGTCAAAGTACTCCTGGTAAATTGGATCTCCAAGGAACCTTTCGTAAGGGTTTGCAGCTCCAAAATCACCACCAAAGTTTCCGCTGATGAAGAAGATGTCCACCATGAAGTCAGAGATCAAGCTGTCCTTGTCCAGGAAGCCAGGAACATTTGCCGATCCGTACCATTCTTCAACAGTCACATTGAAGCCGGCAACATTGGCTGGTGCGGCCTTTCTAATAATCACCGATACTGGATTCTGTCCCAGGTTAGTGAAGTCTACTAGGTTGTTTGTGTCTACTCTAGAAGAGTTGAAGGTGTCATCTGCTCCGGCAATGGTAAGGAACGACTCGTCCTCTGGGAACCAGAACTTGTCCTTATTATAGAAGCCAGAATACTCACCTAATCTGGCCACATTGTCGTTATCATTTAATGTCATTGAAGCGGCAGAGAACTTGCGGTACTGCACCTTGTCATCAGCATCAAGTGCTAATAAGTTGAGTGCCAAGATCGGTCCCCTTTCCAGTGCTGAAAGGCAGCTTCGGTGGAAGTAAGAGTCCTTACGCTCAAGGTTGCGATCGATGTCTCCGTACACCTGCTTGAAGAAGCCGCTGTCTGGAATGAAAACCGGCGTATTGAAAGGCCCGGTCTTAGAGAATCCAACTACTAGCCTGATCTGGTTGGCAGGAATGCTGACTACTTGGCTCTTGTCGAATTCAAACCTATATGTCCCAGCTGCTTTGATTGATGCGATTTTTGGATCAATTGCCATGATTTAGATTATTTTTTTTGCTTGCTTTGATTTATATATCCACGGCCTCGGTAGAAATTAAACCAGATCGTAAATATCGTAGTTTAGATCTCCACCTTTTAGATCCCTTTCTAAAATATCCTCAATTCGGGTCTGTATCTCGAGGTCCACTAGGTCGAATAGTTCTTCCACGTATTCAGTAAAGTCGACCGTATTGAGGAACTCACTGGCATTGATGGAACTCATGATCATATCATCGTTGCCTGATTGGCCGGCATAACTACCATTGGGCAGCTTGCCAAAGGTGGTAGATTCTTCTACCGTATCGGTATCTGTAATCATGATTCGATTTCGGATAATGGCCTTTTTAAAGTTCTGACATAGAATGGGCTTATTGTCGCTTTTGATCTTCAGGCCGTAGGAAAGTGACCTGGCATCGATTCTGTGCTTGAATTTGGCTATACACTCCTCATCGAACTCATTTCGCTGTGGGAATACGGTCTCCATCCGCTTCATCAGTTCAGATCCAAATGTATTCCATTCGATCAACATCTTCATGTTTTCTGAATAGAAGACCTCAAATCCAAGTATATAAAGCACCTTGGCAAAGTCCTCTATTGGGTGTTGGTTGCTCTTGAACCGGCCAACTTGTTTCAGGCCAAAAAAGTCCATCATACTTCCAGGTGAAACTACTTTATCAAAATCTTCTATGGCCATTGGGGCAACTTGAAATATGTTGATCACTGAATAGTCACCGCCATTACCTTCTGCAATGTCCACTGAGAACAACCAATAATTATGCTGTTCCTTGGCCTCTTCAATATCAAAGTCCGGATGCCATAGAAGGTCCTTATAGTCTAGTGACTCTTCTGCCAATTCTGGCATTTCTAAGTGTACATATTTCAGCTTGCGTTTTTGTAGTTTTTTCAAGCTACCCGGATCTAATAGTAGCGATGAGCTGGCAATGAACTGGTTACCGTACTGTCTATTGAAGGCCTCTTCGCTGCCCAGGTTCTGCACCTCATTCAACATCCACTGCTCGTCTCTGCCCGGTACGTCCCACCAGTCTATTCGGAACGGCTTATATTCGCTCTGGCCTTTTTCAGCGGCCGTATAGATCTCATAGAACTTATTGAAGCCCCATGGCGTGCTGGTGATGATCACCTTGGACTTCTTAGAGGCCGATACTGTAGGATAAACGTTCTCATAGAATGATTCAATGTACTGGTGTGGTATGTGGGCAAACTCATCCATGAATAGTAGGTGGATGGTAAAACCGATGGCAGCTTTCTTGGTGGTGGTCTGTCCGATGATCCTACAACCGTTGTCAAATTTAGAGTTGAATACGTCATATTTCAGGATACCGGGCTTCATAAAGAAGGGCAGGTTTTCCAAGATCACCTTACCCTTGTCCAGGATCTCAGTAGTAGTGGCTCCTTTGTTGGACAATACTAAGGCATTGCGATCAAAATTGAACAGTACATACCAGGCAATGAAGATAGAAGAGCAGATGGTGTTATGTGATAAGATCCCATTTGACCAGTATCTGTGATCTGGACTGTCGACAGTGACATCGAACATACTGACTGATAATGAAACCTTTTTTATTGAAGTTACTTTAGTTACACCATCTCTTGTGATTATATCGCTTCCGGATTTTAGATCTTTAAGGTGAACTTGTTGCATTTCACTATTAAAAACGATATGCCGGTCTGCACCTTCTAAATACATACCGTTCTCAAGTTCCAGTCTATAAATGTCATAAGGCTGCGTCTTATGGATGTGGGAAACTGCCTGCCATCCACTATCAGTATCAATAAAGACATCTGACAGGTCTATAGAATCTAGTATCTTTTTAGACACGTCATCTTGGTCTAACTCTAGGCCATTATACTCTACCCATTCTATCAGATGGATAAGCATGAGAATTATATGTTTGGCTATCTTAACCACTTATGAATTTAATGCACTTTTCAATGGTTCGGCTTGGGTCGGCATTCCAGTCACTCTCCCAGATAGTTAGAACTTGGTAGCCCTTTTGTTCTGCCAGTTCTATCTTCACCTGGTCATAGTCCCATATTTCCTGGGCGGTCTTTTTCTTGCTCTTGTTGAAATACTCTGCTTCGTAAATGGCCGGATTGCAGTGCCAATAATCGCCATTGAATTCAATGATCTTCCTCTTTTGTTTAAGAGTGAAGTCGTAGCTATAGGCCATGCCAGTAGATCCGTCCCTGATATATTTTTCTTTGGTTGGGACTTGGATCTGTAACCGGCTGCAAATGGCTTGAATGATGCTATTAGCAAACTGACTGGAAGGAGAACGGCCATCTCCATGCTCTATGAAGTTCTGCTGTAAAGAAGCTTTCCATCTTTTTTGCCGTTCTTTAAAAACTCTATGGCCCTTTTCTTCACCATATTTGGCAATGCATTTATTAAGCGTAAACGTAGCTTGCCTTTCTTTTAGCATTTCAGCCGCTTCTTCTGGACTATAGCCTTCTTCTATCCAATAAGACAATTTGGTATTATACCTACCTTTGGTACAGTGTTCAAGTTGAAACTGGCGAGCATCTTCTGGACTTTCATAGTTTATAAAGTTCTCAGAAAATGGACTGCGAGCTTGTCTTTGTTCTTTGGTTGTTTTACTTTTATGGTTCGGATTATTAATACCCTTTATTTGATCGCTGGCCATCTTTCGATATTTTGGCTTTTTCATGTGTTTGCCTGAATTCTTTGATGTAGCTATGTGATCTTTTTCACAGCATAATGGTGCACCTGGGAAATCCTTTAGATAGTCATCAGTTGTTTTATCTGGATGCATTGAAGACATCCATTGTCCATAAATCCTAGGAGTTGCATATCCGTTCCACTGGTCTATAATATAGTCAATACCTTCTATGCCATTAGATATTATCATTTCTTGTTTCCTTTTGAACCTTATTTCAGCCTTACACTCCGAAGAACAATACACTGTTCTATTATGATTTGCATGAAACTCAATGTTACAATTTTGGCAAGTCTTTTTCATGGCTATTTTAGTTTATATATCTAAAATTAGTCTTGCTTCCTGTCAAATGATCCAATTAGATCATATAGCTTCCATAAATTGTATTTAATCTTCTCAAATAAAGTAAGGGGTCTTTGCAGCTTTATGGATTCAAAATACAACCTTCCAATCGTTGTTTTAAGTCCTTTTCCATCTCTCATTAAGAGTATTTCAGTATCAAATAAAAGACATTTGCCAACTTGGCGGCTTGCCAGGCAGACATTGAACCGCTCGGCCTGAAACTGCTTCAGCATCTCTTCTTGATAGCCTCTGAGTGTTATGGTCTGCAGGCCCTCATCGGTCATTACCGTACAGTAGTTATTGGCAAAGTAAACAATATCAGTGGCACACCGCTTGATCTCCATCAGCTCGTGCTGGGTGTACTCAAAGACGATGTTGCCCTTCCGCAGGTTGAGATTGCCACCGTGGAACGGATTCATCTTGGGCTTATAGCCGTCCTCCATGGCCACTATCAGGTCGTTTACCTTTTTAGTAGACCATGCAAAGGACTGTTCGGCCTCCTTGACCTCCAGCTCAAAGCCAGCATGTTCCGGTCTCGGTCTTGCCATTCTTTATTCTACTATTGCCATCACCCAGTCTTCGTGGATCAGCTCTAATTGCTGACCTTCTACTGTTATTGGAGTACCTCGGCCTACATTTCGTATGATCGTATCACCTGGACGGATCTGACTATCAGCACAGACTGCTAGTACTTCGGCCCGACGCTTCCATTTTTCTTCGGGTAATAGTAGGCCAGCTGAAGTAGTACGCTCTACTGAAATCTCTTTGACCAGTAGATAGTTATTTTTCATCTGCATTTCAATCATGTTCATCTTCATCTTCTTCACCATCCACATCGGTCACTTCATCACTTATGGTATTCTGCAGTGCCCGCATCAGGTCTTTAGTGCCTCTGGACCTGGCACCACCATTGCCACTTGATAGTTGATCGGTCTCAGATCCACCGCGATATATGTCGATGTCCCTGGACATCTTTTTGGCATTCTCCTCTACGGCCATCATATACATGGTCTGGCTTTTGATGATCTCCAACATGGTCCGCTGCAGATCACTCAATACCTCGAACATCCTAGGAGTGACCTCACCTTCACCTATGGCCGTCATTAAGGCAGTGATAGCCATTTCGCTGTTTTCCATCTGTCTGATCAGCATACTGAGGGCTGATTTATCCAGCTCGGATTTGGCCTTGATATATTCCTCTTGTTCTATGATCTCCTCACTGAGATACAGTTTAAGTAGGCTGTCCAGTACCCTTGTGGCCTTGTTCTTGGCCACAGTGACGGCTGCATCATTGGATTGTGCCGGCAGTCTCCTGACCGGGGTAGGTTCATTTAGTCCTGGTACTTCATCAGGCAGATCGTAGCCTAATAGATCGTCCAGACTCTGCCTGAGCTCTTCCTTGGATTGTTCCTTCATTTAGAATTGGATTATATACTATATATCCAATCAAATCAAACCTATTATACTTTAGATATGGATTCTGGATAGAACACCAGATAGTCAGTTCGACCGTCATCGGGCAAGATCACTCCATCATAGCCCTGATTAATCAACTCGCCTATTGAATACTTTTCATATTCGTCCCAACCGGCAGGATTCTTAATGGTGATATATCTGGTCATAATATACTTGCCGCCGGCCGCTCCTACTTCTCGGTTCTTTAGAGCCTGTATATTATCAGTGAACCAAAATCCATCCCAGGCATAGTCCAAAGAAAACTGATCAAACTTTGAATCAGTAGAGTGATAGACCTTTAAATGCTTGATAGGTCTTAAGGCCTCAAATAGCTGAAATGATTTTATGTGTTTCATGACGTCCTATCTTGGATTGGTTACTTTAGGGGTTAATAATTCAGGCGATGCATTATCTATCATCTCAGTCAAGTGAGTATCTTTTACCACATATTGGCTCAATACCAGATCCTGCAGTTCCACCTCGATCGGACTGTTCCATAACCGCAAATTGGTAAAGTCCAACTGACAGGCCATCAGTTTCCAGGAATGATCATTGGCCAATGAGCTCTGATTCACTGTCCTGGTCTCCTGAAAGGCCAGCTCTAGCTCGGCAGTACGGTCTGGGTTGATGACACCGCTTTGATCGCCTCGGCTGTAAATGAACAGACTCAACTGCCTGGCCTGGTTGTTGACGTTGATCACAAATGCATACCAGTCATCTGCGGCCAGCTGCAACCCTTGACTGCTCAGGTCAAACTTATACTGAACCCCGTCTAAGGTCACCACAAACCAATTTAGGGTCTGTGTGATGCTGAACAATCTGTCTGTTGCTGTGTCATACACAAGCGGTGTATTGGCCGCCTCTTTATAGAACCTTGGAGTGGCCATAGTACCGGATCCCACATAAGGAGTGGCCAGTGTGATGTTATTAGTGCTTACTGCCAGCACTCGATGAATGCCATTATAGTCTACGGTGCCAGAGACCACGATCCAATCGCCTACACTGATCTTCTTTCTTGGATCGGTAGGTAATCCGGCCGTTTCCAGTCTGGCATTGCCGCCAAAGTCACTTATAGCGGTGATCAATATGTTTTGGCCGGTCGGGTTTTGATACTTTGGCCTGAACCATGCGGTCAAGGTCCTATTGTCTTCCACTGTCCAGCCCTGCTTATAGCGATACTCCAAAGTCTCCTGGCCTGCGTCCATTGAGGAAAGGTTATAATGGTATTTTGAAATAATGGTCCATCGATTGTAAACGTTCTCCTCCTTGATCAGCAGGTTCTTGTCTAGTATGCGACGAACATAATCATTGGCCAAGGTGCCAATAGTATTGTATTGGTTAGGCTTGCGAACGTCCTGGAATTCTTTTTCCCGCTCTTCGCCGAACTCTTCTTCTACACTGGTCACCAGGTCTCGGGTCTCCTCTTCGATGTTCTTGTCCGGATACTGTACTGCGGTCCGCTGCTGATAAGGCACCAGACTGACTCTCCAATAGGATCCGCTATAAAGAAAGTCGTCCGCTTCGGCAATTGCATCTACCTCATACATCTTGTTCATGTACTGCTCAAAATAGAGGTAGTCCCTCATCATAGGCTTGGTACCAATGCCGAATACCTGTTCAAAGGCGGACTTGACGATGTGGATCTCAAATTGCACTGGAAAGTCCATCATCATTGGGTTAAACTGGATCTCCCTAGTGGGCAGTTCATTGTCCGGCACCAAGAATTTTATCTCGGCCGAGGCGATCACATCAAATAAGGTGTACTCCTTCAGGATCACATCACGGCTCCTCTGGTCCGCTGCGGTCTTGAAGTACTTGGCACAGAAGCCGAACATGTTTGAGACCACTGAGCTCATTTGGTTGTAGGCCTGTGATGCTCTGGAAAGATCATACGGGTTCCAAGAACTACCACAACAGTCCACTACCAGATTCTGTGCACCTGACATGCTCTGGCCGTCACAGCACTCTACCTGTGGCACCCTACAGATCACTCCCTGTCCGGTCACCACTTCAAGTGCGATGGAGAGGAACTCCAGGGTGCAGTCTCCTACTTGTTCGTACTTGTATTGGATCCAGAACGGCTTGGTCGGGTCCAGCAGGATATTGCGAAGGTTCTGATCGGTCAGCTCTACCCAGTCCGAATAGCTCACTCCGTCGGTGCCCCATCTAAAGCTCTTCAGGTAGAAGCAGGCCGTATCCTCACCAGTGGTCTGGTCGGTAAAGCCCAGCACCTCTACCACATTCTCATACGGCTCTTGTAATGAGATGATAATGCCATCCCCGTTTTCAGTGGTCTTCGTTCCTTCGACTCCC